CTAAGGCAACTGGGTTCTTACCGCATCCAGGTTATGCCCACTATTCTCCGCCGCACCCACCCCGTATTGTCCGTTCTCCGATATGGCACTCAGTGCGCTCGCCACCCCGCCACCTTCAAAGCCGATGGGAACCGTACCGTTCGCGAATGTCCACATTGCAGCTTCCACTGTCTCATTAGCATCATCACTATTGACCACGGCCGTATCATTGTCTGCAAAACCAGCGACACCGGCACGGGTACCGCCCAATAAATCCGGTATCGTCTTCACAACCCCAGTCACAGGATCCCAGTACCCTGAATCGCTTTGCCCAGTAGAGGTCTGATAACTAAAAATGACATGTCCACGGTTATTGATGAACTGAGCGGCATTGATTGGATTGCCTACCAGCGTTAGCATTGTCGGTGCGCTGGTGATAGTAGACCAGAATGCCGTGGCCGGCTTATCCGGTGCCAACGTATGACAGGTACCGACTGCTTGCAAGCTGTTATTGATACCAGCGACCGTACAGTAACTATAACTTTGTGGCAGCGGCAGCGGCCTCGCCTCATAACCGAGAGGTGTATATTGTGCAATCTTCGCAATGTTGGTGCCTTTCGCGTTGGGGCAGTTTAGCGCTACGCTGGGCTCCCCATTGACCAAGGTGTTATTGACATCGGTCGCTCCGCAATTATCACCCGGCGACGATACTGCGATGGCGCTACTACTGCCAGCTGGCCAGAGCACTGCCGTCGCCGTCCCGGTGGGGCTAACACTCTCCCCGATCACCGCACCAAGTTGATCAAATCCAGTTGCGCCCGTACTGACATCTTCACCCAAGCCAAGCAATCCTGGAAGCGGATTTAGTAAGGTAGGTGGGTTGGTCGGCGCATTCGCGTTCCAGGTCACTGCAAACACGTTATCATTCGCATCGGCACACCTGCCCACAATCACGCCGCTGTTGGTGATACCGCCAGCACCACATGTTTGACCGGTGGCTATTGCGGGCAATGTCGTTTCCGCTCCTAATGTAGCTGAAACGTAGGCGACAGCGGCGCCAGTGCCGTTACCCGGATTGCAGCTACCGGTCACGACACCCGTATTGTTGACTCCACTGGCACCACATTGCGCACCTGCGGCGTGCCCTTCGCTGGTCAGCGTCGCCGCATGGGCTGTTGAAACGCCGAGACAAAAGCTGGACGATGCAGCCAGGCACAGCACATACAAACATTTTTTCCCCATAGCTATCATGTTCGAGCTCCTTTGGTTGATTCATCAAAAATGGTTAAAAACACATGGGCAGATCCATGTGTGCTGAGCGCTGGCAAAGTGTTCTGTGGCCCTCCACCGCGTTGAAGCGGCAGGTCGACACGCAGCGACCACATCCCACCTACGGCGCGTTAATGCAGAACCACAGAGAGAACCCAGGGTCTTCAGTCTAGACAAGCAATGCCATATAACAATCTGTTAAAAGTGATAGCTTGATATTTGAGAAAATAGCGACATGGCAATGAACCTCGCACGCCAATCCATCACCTCCACACTCGACATGCAGGGGGAAGACGGCCTCCGTATCCGGCGATCCTGATGGCCAAGATTCTGGTGCCGCAACAGTTTTACAAGCTAGCCGACGACGCGCCTGAGTATCAACTGCTCGACCACCGCGGCTTTCTGCAATTCCTCGGGTTCATCAAGAACAGTCCGATTCCCGATGCAAAGACGATCTGGCTATTCCGGGATCGCCGGGCGCAGGCGGGTTTGGGTAGTCGGCATGCTGGTGCGCTGTATGAAATCGTACGCACCACGTTCACCTTGAACCTCAAAGCCGCGAGTTACAACCTGCAACGACTTGTATTTTTGAAAGAACGAGGTCTCCCGGCGTTCCAACTAGAAAACCGAGGACCAAAACTCGACCTTCAGTCGGAACGATCGGGCTGATAGAGAGTGCTAGAATGAATGTTCCGGCATCGAGAAACCAAAAGAAATCCAAATTCGTCGAACTACGTTGCGCCGCCTCATCGCGTCAAAAACGAGTTATTCGAGGTAGTCGCAAGATAGCCAAAAATAATTTATTGCTTCGTTGTCATTCTATTTATCTGCTCAGCCACCCCATCATATCGAGCATTGCAAGCATTCAGTTCGATGACGTAACGATCGGCTCGGGAAGCTTCCCCTGCAAGAAATCGTCCATCCTCTTTAGAAAGTTCGGCTCCGCTAGCACCCGCGCATTGGCCAATCGTTCCGGTACCTGCGGCACCGGCGTCTGCACGACGCGCAAGCCGCTGCTGCAGCCCTGCAACAGTAATGGCATGAGCACGATTGATAATCGCAATTTCCTTTTCTTTTGCACGTTTGGCCTCTTTATCATTGGAGAGAATCTTTTGTTCTGCTGAATCGGCGCGGTCATTTGCATCCTTCAGTACTTGCTGTGCTTCGTTATCCAAGGCGGCCGTAACACGATGCTCGTCATATTTACCGGCAAAGAATGTAGCGATAGCGATGAATATAACGACCAGCCAAAGACGCGGATCTAGGACGCTGATCACAGCCACCTCCGCATGATCTCGGCCACATTCCCATTGGCCCGATATACAAACAAGAACAGGGCCGCAGCTATGCCAGCCTGGCTGAAGGTAATGCCCGCGTGCCCAAATGCGAACAATATCTCCAGCGCCCGCGTCCCCGAAAAAACAATCAGCATCCAGGCAAACAGCGACACGCTGAGCTTGTAATTGGCCAATCCACGTCGATAGGCCAACAAGCGTAAGCATGTCGCCGCGTAGCTCAATAGGGCAATCAAGGTCATGAACTGATTATCCATTGCGATCCCCTCCTTTGAGCCATGTCGGCAGTTGTATCATTTTAATTAACGCCAGCCCCCGCATTACAAGTGCGATTGCCGCCGCTGCCGCAATAAATGCGGCCACGCCGCTTTGTTGGAGCGGTGTCATTGCCAGGAGCTCGGGTGCAGTCAGATAGCCGGCAATGATTGAAATGCACATGTAAGCAAAGCGTTCAACGGGTGATAGATTTTTACTACTGATGGCAATTAATGCGCCGCCGGCAAATGCGCCGATCAACGCATTTCCGTCTATCCCAAGCAAAGTAGAAAGACTGCCCATCGCCACGGTAGTAGCCACAACAGCAGAAGTATTTGGCTCGGCCATATTCAACCTTTCAAAGTTATTTGGCTGCGCCGTCAATGATCTTGATTGATACTTTTTCTTTCCGAGTAATAGCGCCTTGGATTTTCTCAAAAAGAGAATTAAACGCAGCGCGGCTTTCAAGCACCGCTTCCTTGCCTAGCACACGGCCAGGCAAGATGCAGCCCTCAGTATCAGCAGCCGTGTTACCCGGATGAATCCGAATCCCTTCGTAATTCGGTACGTTCAACAACAATGGCAGCGGACGTTTAAATCGCGCTGACATCGTTATCGCCACGTCGTAAGTGCCAGCGGCAATTGCTGTTTCTCCCTTTATTTTTACAGGCCTCACGACATCCTCAAGCGTGAAACACTCGAATACGCCATCAATTGATAAGCGCCCTGTCGTACAAGATGACGCCGACTTGTTGCGCTGTAATACGATTTGCATTTTGCTCTTCCAGTAAATTCATCAATGAATGGTCGAAGCAAATGCATACAGGCGGCAGGCACCTATCTACTGATGGCCTTGCCTAATCCTCCTATTGCTTTAATTACCCCGTCAAGGCGGCCAACCAAAGCAAGCTGCACCTTTTGCTCCAACTCCCGATTTTTTACCCAACTCTCAAATGCTTTCGATTCGAGAAAATCGCGCGCATCGGAAATGCACATGCGCATCGCGTCTGGGTAAGATGTACTGGAATATAAGCTCAGGCTAACCGCCATATTTCGCAGGTTTTCCACCAACTCTCTTCGCGAACTCGCTAACGCAGGCTGAAACTGGAAATCGGGCCGGAGGCAAAGATTCAGCCTCCGACCCCTCATGCGGTAATGCAATAAAACCCTCTTCGCTCTCTTCAATCGAAAAGAAATGCGTCAGCAATTTATTGCCGCGATGTCGCATGGCGAGCAGCCCTAAAAATTCCGACTCAGGATAGGCGCTGATAATCTGCATTCTGCCTTTCAGCCATTCCAGATAATTCAAGGAATCCCGATCAGGATCCGGCGCTTGCTCGCCGATGCGCAATAGCTGTGCCGCCATGCCACCAATCATCCAGTGCAGTTGCCGGGACGGGCAGTCACACCCGATGGGGCAAACAAGGTGCTTGGCAGACCCTGGATCATCGCCGCCATTTTCTTCGACACGTACAGATGGGTGATGCCGTGATCCATGGTGTCTTCGGCCATCTGTTGGCTGGCCGCACCGAGGATGCAGGAACCGTCCTGCCAGATCTGCGCGCGGGTCTTTTCCAGACCTTGGGTATCCCACTTGAAATCCCACACCATGGCGTTGTTGGCGCCAATGCGGGCAGCCTTCTCCAGCACCTGGTAATGGCGTTCATTGGCAAACTGGTTACGAATGGCCAGCATCGATTCGCCCATGGGATTCAAGCCGATTTCATTGGCCATCTGTGTTTGGCTATCGGTCGAGACAAAGGCGTTGGCTTTCCATGGCGAAGCGCGCAAGATAAAGCGTGTCGCAATGGTATTGACGATCGGGATAATGCCCTTGTTGTTCTCGAAGTCGATGACCGCCTCAGCAATCACCGGGGTGTTCGCCGGCAAGGCTGGCACGGTTGTCACTTTCACGGCACCGGTGTCCGAATTCATCGAACCGGACACGGTAAAGAGTGTGCCGCCCAGACGGACATAGCCGCTAATCGGCGATGCCGACGCCGGCGCATCGGCGCTGGTCTCTTTCGCCACCGGCAAGCCGTTGATGTAGATGATGGTGCGCCCCTTGAGCAATTTGGCCGATGGCGCATCCTGGTCGCAGGTATCCGCCGTCAGTTGAATCGGCGTAACCGTGCCACCGAAGTCATCGCCGGTCCGTTTCAGCAGGTGGGTACGCTGTGCCGAGGTATAGGCACGACCGCTTAGGACGCCATCCATCAGGTCGCCGGCGCCATAGTGGCCGAAGGTGCTACCGGCCTCGTGCGAGACGATCACCAACGGCGCTTCATTCGAGCCAATGTCAGCCGGCAGATAGTTCGCCACGGGAATAGCTTCTGCCAAGGCGGCAGTAATCGAGATGACTGCGCGATTTTGTTGCAAAGATAGGGGGTCGTGCGCCAGATTAGACGCCGAGTCGAGCTTGTACTTGGAGCGAGCGCTTTCCGATGTTGCATAGGCTTGGTGAATAGCCCATTGCAGCACGTCGGCGGTCGGTTCGACGCCGTGTTCTGCCTCGTAGAAGGCCGCCCCGTCCAGAATGGCGCCAGCGATGCCGGCACGCCCATCACCCGACTCATCAAAAGGATCTGCAGATCCTCTGGGACCTCGACACCCGTAATCGATGCGGACAGGCTCTGCGCGTCGGCAATGAATGCGCCTGCGCTGGCAGAATCAAACACGCCGGTGCTGCTGACCGCCGTTTCCTTCAATTTCGTGTAAAACGTACTGACTTTTTCTGTTTTTGCGTTGTTATATTCCGCATGTTGCTTTGGCATAGATCACCCTTGTCGTAATTTAGATTTGCCCCAATGTCGGCGCAGGTGAAGTACCCACGCGGTATGTGCAATTCCATTATTACGCGGTGACGTGATGCTACTTTTGACGGTTTTCCATCTTCGCGGGATTTAGGCCAATGCCGCAATATCCTCCGTGATGGCAGCGATGGCGACATCCAGCGCCGCCGATTTTTCTTGTAACGCAACTTCCATTCTTGGCGCCGCTGTCCGTATGCTGTCCGGTAACTGGATGCGCACCTTCGCCATGGCGGCCTGAAATTTCGAGCGGCCGGCATCCATCATGCCGACCATCTCGCCAATGGCCGCAGCCTGGTCGTCCTGGTTTTTAAGCGGCACGATCTTCCCGTTCAGCTTGACCTGAAATATATCCCCCGATTGTTTAATGGAAAACGTCACCACCTGGCTATCGGTGAACGTCAGCACCATTTCCCGATAGGACACGCCAGATGAGCGCTTAATATTGGGCGATACGTCGCCCTGAACGATGTGGGAGCCCGCACGCGCGAAGTAGCGTACTACTGCACGAGTCGCCGCATCTTTCTTGCCGCCCATATCGTCAAAACTGAAAATGAGATTCTTTGCCATACCGTTCCTTGTCATTGTTGATTAAGCTTTTGCCCGGCCAGTAGGTGGGCCGTCGTGTTCGTCGTGATGGTGCGATTCCACCCCGATGCCGTTGCTAATAATCTCGCCACCGGTATTCTCGATGCCGCCTTGTATCTTGGCCGATGCTCCGCCGCTGCCGCCGGATCCGGCCAAGCCGCCCTGATACGTGAGCAGGCCAACGGACGTAACCATTTCTGAAAACGTCGCTTGCGGCGTTTTGACATCGACTAATTCGCTGGCATTGATCTCATAGCGCGCGCAGTTCACACGGAAGATTCCGTCTGCGGTCAATTCGATATTTGCGTGATGCCAACGTCGCCAGTCAATCGCATTGCCGCTTCGAGGATTGCGAAAACCCGTAATGATCGGATAGCGCGGATCGCCACCCTCGAATGCCAGCCAGACCAGATCGCCGGGCACTATCTCGATCTCGGTAGCGTGGCTGGCAGCCTTGCTCTTGTCGCCAATCGGATACTCAATTCCCGCCAACGGCAGCACATCGGCCCCATCTGTCAAACCAGGGATTTCGACACGGCACTCACGCGAGGCCGCCAGGTAAGATCGGACGATGCCGGGAATACGCGCAGGCAGCATAATTTATTCTTCCATGGCGCCAAGCCAGAACTTCGTATACATCCGGCTGTCGCCTCCGTCGGAGCCGCCCTCAAAGGCATGGGCGGCGGTAATGATGGCGTATTTGACGCGCTCTATTTCGATGGCCCTGCCGGCGTTCGCCGCTGGCAAATAGTCGGTCGTCATGATTTTTTTCTGCACCAGCGTGCGCGTCATGTTCCATAGCACGCGCACATCGGTTCTCGGCTGATACCCAATCACCCGGACTTTGGAACTGTTGCCATACACGAACGCGCCGGCCGCATCGATCGAAAAGAAGGACGGCACTTCATGTCGCTCCATAAATCCACTCTCGATATTCTCCGTGGTGTCATATTCCAGACTCAGAATCGGTTCTTGCTTAAAAATATCCTGCAGCCGCGTGAATGTAACTTCGCGGCCATCCGTATAAATGGCTCCACCCTCTTCCTGTAGCACCTTGGCTATTTCATAGCTGGGGACGCCGCCGGCCAGACAGGCAAAGCGCGCGATGGAATAATCGGCATTGATTTTTACGCGCGCGCCACAAGCGCCGTAGATGCTGCCCAGCGTAGCGCCTTCCTTGATCACTGCTGTTTTACGGCGAAAAGCGATCTGATGGCAGGGCTCGAACAAGGCCACGATATGTAGAACAGCTACCATATCGTCACCCTGCACATTCGGAGACGCCTTGTTGCGTTTGACTTGGACGATGCGAAATTCATAGCCCTCGCTGGCCAGGCTGATTTTCTCACCCTGCTTGAGAGCAGCAATCGTTTCATCGCTGGCTCTGACGATGGCTTCCAGCGTCATCGGCACCGGTGCCAAATCAGAATGCAAGCAAGCGCTCAGCAGCAAGTCGCCATGCAAAGCCACGCCGGATGAAAGAATAATCTGCATGCCCTATACCGTAATGACGGGCATGCAAAACATCAGCCGCTGTACGTCCAGCTCCTTTTGCGTGATGTCCTGGGCGATCTCGGACGCCGAACGACCATAGACATCCACACCCAGCGAGCGCGACGCCTCCAGATAGATGGCGTTTTCACGTTCCACGTAGAGGACAAACAGCGGGCGCACAATCGCCCACTCGCTCTGAGTCAGCAGTGTTTCATTCTCGACAAAGCCGCCAACTGGATACGGATCGCCCGGAACCGGAAAGCGCGGAAAGGAAGTCGTGAAACTCCACGGATCGCGCTCCCTGACTGGTAGCACGGCATCAATGGGCTCTGCCGGCAGTAAGCTCTCAAACGTGCCGTATCCGCTGCAAAAGCGCGCGGCGGCCAGCGCCTGGGCAAGCGCGCTCTCTTCATCCAGAACGATGCCAACCGGGCGCTCCTTTTCAGCAAAACGCGTTGCCAGCGCTTTAAGCGTTATAGAGAAGTCCACCATGACAATTAAATGTTGCCAGGGATTTCTTCGTTAAAGTAATGGAAAAACAGCGTGCCTGAGATATTGAGCACCTGGGAACGATTTTCCCAATCCCGATCCGGGTTGTCCAGCTGGATGAAGCAGTCGTAGATCGGCTTGGCGACCGA